GGAAAAAAAACATCTTTTATGCCCATTTATATGTTGCAATTCCCATACAATCGTATATAAAGGTCTTTGTAGAGCCCCCAAGCTTTACATTCCCGTAGTGAAGCCCTCAGAGTGATGCCGCTCTGGGGGTTTTCTTTTTCCTGTTGACAATATGTTGTCATTTATATTATATGGGAGATATCTTATGTACTACGGGAGAACGGCTATGCTTGTGTACCTTGCTACGAATTCTGTAAATGGGATGCAATATGTAGGTATTACATCTAAAAAATTGTCCGATAGAAAATACGGCCATTTAAAAATGGCAAAAGACGGTAAAGGCAGCCCCGTCAGTATTTGGGAAGCTATCCGTAAACACGGTTCGGAAAAGTTTTCTTTCAAAACAATTGAAAAAACAACGGATATTGAAAGCCTGCGACAACGTGAAATGTATTGGATAAACCGCCTTAATACGCTCACGCCGCACGGTTATAACCAGAACAAGGGCGGGTCCATCACCGCGGCTGACGAATACGCTAAAGAATACCGTATAAACGGAAAATCTTATTTTGGGTACGGGCAATTGGCTCTAGCCTTCGGTTTAGAGGAAGGGACAATCCGCGCTCGCGTAAAATATTCGGGGTGGACATTGAAACAAGCTGTCGGGCTTGCACCGCCGCCGGTACATACAAAGGAGGGGACAAAAATTACCTTCAAGGGTAAGACATACCCCTCTGAGCGTCACCTTTGTCGTGATTATAATGTCTGTAATAATGTGTTTCGGCAACGATACCACCGCTGCGGGTGGACTTTAGAGGAAGCGTTAAACGTAGTAGATCGTAAAAAAAGCCGCCATGTGATAACCGTGTTTGGTAAAACTTTTAAAAGCAGAAGCCATGCCGCTAAACATTACGGCATTAACCCCAGTTCTGTAACCACCCGTATACGTAAGGGGTGGACGTTGGAAAAAGCTTTGACTGTAAACCTTCTGCAAAAAGGTCACAAAGAACCTAGAGTATCTCGCGTATATGTCATTCACGGGGTTACTTACAACTCCTACGCTGAAATAGGCGCGGCTTATGGTATTTCTGCAAGCGGAGTTGCGGGGCGTATTAATAAAAACAAAGGCAAACCCTTGAATGATATTTTCTTGAAAGGAGACAACGATGAATAGATCAGCTATAATTTTGGATAAGGCGCGGGACATGGACTGGCAAACAGCCGTCGCTCTGGTCAATACATGTGTCGTGCTTCACGCTTCACGAACCGCGGCCGAAGGCCAGCATAGCCGTGAAGCCGTCGATAAATCCGCCGAAATACAAGCGGCTTGGAAAAGGATACTACGCGGATGACCGACCAAATGGATAAAGATTTCAATTTAGCTAGTGATATGATGAATGAACTGCTAGATGATTTTGAAAATTCTGAAATGCAAGCGGGTGCCGCGATAGGCGGCGCACTAACCGCCCTCCTGTTCCGTCTTATACTGTCCAGCGAAGACCAAAGCACAACTATCGGCATGATCTCTTCCGCCATGCACCACGCTGCCGCCGCTGCCGCCTCCGCAGAAGATGAAGACGAAGTTCGCCATTGACAACTTTTTATTTATATAGTATATGGGATAAATCGTATACATATAGCTACGGGAGATTGCTATGACATTTAACGCTAACGAACGCACCAGATATATCGCTAAATGCGCTGGTGTAGACTACGACGACCTGATCACGCATCAGGACGCTAACCCCGCCGTCACCATGTATCTGGATGACTTTAAGGTAATAGAGAACGAGCTCCGCGCTGCGTATATCGTAGGCAAAGCAACAAAGACCGCGGCTCACGGTTCTTCTAGCCTTATCGACAGTCTTGAGCATTGGGCTAAATGTTTTAGGGATGGCACCTTGGACGACAGCAACGCAGAAGAAATTGCGTATTTGCTGGAAGACCATGCACATGGTCTGCGGACGTGGGAGGCTAACGATGCCAAAGTTTAAAATAACCGCCACGATGGATGTGGGATACGAAGCTATTGTTGAAGCACCTGATGAGGACACAGCTTGGGATATAGCCGCCGACACTGGCGTATGGGATGGCAGCACTGTTGATTGGGTTCAAGCCGATCAGGGTCACGACTGGACGCTGGAAGGGATTTGGGAGGTGAGCGATGACTGAGTGGCAAGATTTGGAAGGGTGGGAATACCTACCCGTCGAGGGCTGCGAAGAGTGTGAGTTCTTTGAAACATCCTGTCCCGAATGCATTCTTTATGGGGAAGCCAAGAAGGTTGATGGTGACAACGATGCAAACTGATAATAGACTTTTAAATGTGGACGAAGAAGTCCGCAGATTAATGCGCGAATTTGGCGATATGTGTTTTGACCAAGCAGATCAGGCCGCAATCGACGCCAAGCACCGCGAATATATGTCGGTTAAAAATTTGCAAAAGGAGGGTAAAGCCTATGTCCCCAGATTTTAAACCCGTCGCAGGCTGCGAAGAGTGCGAAGCCCTGACCGAAATGTTCGATGAACCCACCGCCTGTTATGAGTGCATCGAATACGGGGAGGCGGAACAAAATGTCTCTTGATAACGTCGAAGCCGCAATCGAACAAGGCATGTCAATCAAACTAGCCCAGCTAGAGTCCGCCGTCCGTTCGATACACAAGGCGTCGCAAAAACTGCCCGACAAATGCTTCGTCAAGCAGACAGCACAGTGGGCAATGGAAATCGTCGAGCCTAACAAAAAAGGCTTCAGCGATGTCACCTGAAGATATCTTCATAACCACCTATCTGGTCAGCGGGTTCGCCCTGCTGGCCTTTCTTTTATGGGACGTGTGGCGAAACTAAAAAACCCCAGCCGCGAGGGCTGGGGTTGGTTGTTAGAGGACCTTGGTAAATCGTATTTTGGCAGTGTGCCGCGGACCACGGCTCTTAACGTAGTGGTCCGGATAATACCCAGCCTCTCTTATGTACTTACCGTCTTCAGTCTCTTGAATGTATGTCCAAAGCTTTTTGATATTTGAATACTTCTGTTGAACATAAAATTCAGCAACCCGAAGAAAGTAGCTGGGTATCGTGTAGGCGTTAATCGCATTGCCTTGTGCAAACGGCTGAGTGCCGTCAATGTTCTGCACAAGCACCGGCACCTTGCGTAAAGACATTTCGGTTGAGTGAACCTTGTCTGTATAATACCGGCGTAACTTATGAAATTTTACATTCGGATTAAAACAGACTCTCCGTACCTCAAGGATTAACTTTCTATCCGGTCCGGTTGGACGGCCACATGGATTGCCTACAATGGCCGCACCAAGAAGAGTGCTATGTCCGGTGCCAGCGTTACAGTCTCTAACGTATTCATAAAGACCATAACAAAAAGATATGTGAAGGTCTGGCAGCGGATCGTTGTGTCGATGCCATTCTTTGATTGCAAGATTGGCGTCGCCATTAGTCATTGGTTTTATGTTGAGTAACATAAAATCCTCCCGTAGTTATTAACTTGTCAAACAGGGAAGCTCTTAGATAGAGCTTTAGTCTTGGGTAAGAGTATAACATAATATCGCATAAATGTCAATGCGACATATTGTCGCAGTACAAAAGGGGAACATCCATCCATGTTCTGTAATCGTTGGTGGAAGCCAAAAACGCCGTTGGCTCGTCGAGGGTAGTAAACCACCGGAAAACACCTAAAGCCCGTGTATGGGCTTCTATGGGAGATTATGGGTGGTTAACCCGATTTTAGTTAATCTAAATTTTACCGCTAAAACTTTATAAAATTTTATACTTGACAAATATGAGATGGTATAGTATTGTATAAGAACAGTCAGAAATGATTGTGCTTGCCCCGATGGGCGGGGTGCGCTGTTTCACATTGTTAATTACTACGGGAGATCAGGATGACTGATACAAAAGAATGGGTGCTGCCCAACGGCTTTACTTATATTGCTTCAACCGCCGGATGGTGCGGCTCATGGGCAAAGGCCACCGATCCGGTGACCGCGGCTCGTAAAGCCGCAAGGGATGCCAGTAGCTCATACCCACAATTTGTCTCAATATGGTACGCACCAGACGAAACAACAAACGTCAACGAAATGGGCGGACTCTCTTGGATGTCGGAAACGGCAGACCGAATTATACCTATTGGATTCTTCCAAATGAGTAAAAATTCAATGAAAGTGTCCAAGGATTCACGGCTCACGAACCACGAATTTGTTACAGAACAGTTTGAGCAATTTCGTAAATCTTACGACTGGTGGGTCAAGAATGAACAAAAACAATAGTTTAACTAGAGGCTGCCTTCGGGTGGCCTCTTTTTTCGTTGGTAACAGCATACACTATAGGGCACTCAAAAATAAAAAAATAAAAAAAAACCTAAAACAGGGTGTTACCGGTGTTACCGGTGTTACCTTGCTCTGTAACGTATAGTAGACAACAAAAACGAGGTAACACGAAAGGTAACACGGATGATTTACAAAAAAGTTACCCTTTAATATTTTCCGCGGACTGGCGGTCAAAATTGAAAAAAAGAAAAAAAATATTTTTGACCCTATATAGGTATATCCTGTATAAACTATGGGACGTGACCTAATTAACGGTGAAATCCTTATGGCAAGAAAATCAGCAAGCAAAGTGACGGGCAAGCCCCGTGAAACGCGTGGCCGCCCGCCTGCGACTGTCGAGCAGCCCCTGACGCGCAAACAAGAGCTCTTTGTAAAAGAGCTTGTAAGTAAAGACGGTCAGATAACTTTGCGTGAGGCCGCCATCAATGCGGGGTATGCGGTTACATCAGCACATAGCAGAGCGTATGAGTTAACTAACCAGCATATATCGCCCCATGTTGTCGCCGCCATACAAGCTTACCGCCGCGAGTTGGACGAAAAGTTTGGGGTGACATACCAAAGGCATTTAAGAGATTTGCAAACTATCCGCGATGTGGCTTTGCAGAACGGCGCATACAGCGCAGCCGTGCAGGCGGAGTATCGGCGCGGTCAGGCGCAAGGCGATATATATGTCAGTAAATCAGAAATCCGTCATGGCTCTATTGACAGTATGAGCAAAGATGACGTTTTGAAAGCGTTAGAGGAAATAAAACAAAGTTATGCCCCAGTCACCATCAACATCACTCCCAAAGAAAAAAAGAATGCCAGCAATCGCGGTAAAGCGCGAAGCAGGATTTTACAAGCAGATGAAGGAAGCGACGCAAAGATCGAACCGCAAGATATTATTGA